AGCGTCTACTACTCAAGCCAATAACTTTGGTATCATTGTTGGTGGTCATTCTTCAGCGGTTGCTACTGCTGACCAAATCAACAAAACGGAAACATACCGTGACCCTGACAGCTTTGCTGACATTGTCCGTGGTATGCATCTGTATGGCCGTAAGATTCTCCGTCCAGAGGCTCTTATCAACGCCAAATATTGCTTGGTATAGGAGGATTAAATCATGGCACTAGGTGATAATACACTCCAAGCGGCACGTGGCAATTCGCAGCGTGGTCGTAATCCATACATGGTTCAAACCGTTCTTAACCTTGCAACAGCACTGTCTGACAAAGGTAGCGCACTTGCCGCTGGCGATGTCATTCCAGTAATTGCTGTTAAAAAAGGCATGATGGTGATGAATGCAGGTATCGAAGTCGATACTGCCTCTGATGGTGCTGTTCTTACAGTAGATTTGGGCATGATTGCTGCTGAAGATTTTGTTGATGGTTTCGACGGAACTTCTGCAGCTGGTGTTGTAGCACAGAACCCAGCAGCATATTCTCCACGAATGGCTGTTGCTGATGACAACATTGACTTGAAACTTGTTACCCTTTCAGGTGGCGCAGTTACTACTGGTAAGATGCGTATCTGGGCTGTAATCATGGATTGCAATGACGAAGGCGATTTGACTGCTCAAGAAGTAGCACGTGACGTTGCTTAAAGACTAACGTAAGGGGCAGGGCAACTTGCCCCTTTACTTTTTTTTATTATTAGGGGTTCATACATGCGTAAAAATAAAAAGTATGCTTTAGGTGGTATGGTAACACCGCTGACATTAGAAAAGGAAGACAGTAAATACCGTGCTGCTGATGCGCGTGCACCACAGGGAATGATTTCTGCTAGGGGTACACCTGCCGCTATGGGTTTACGTAAGGGCGCCACATTAATAAAAAAGAAATATGTTAATAAAGTAAAAATTGTAAATAAATTAAAGCATAAGTAAATGGCAGGCATTAACTTTAGAACAGATAGCGACTTTGTCTCAGTTACAGGTAACTCTGCTAGCACTACAAGCAACCCTAACAATGCTACACTATTGTTTACTTGCCCTCAAAGCCACGAAGCTGAAATAGTTTTTCTTATGGTGGCTAATGAAGATAACTCTACTTCTAATATAGGCATTCAAATATTTAATGCGGAAAATAACACGTATCATTTTCTTGTGGGTGAAGAAGCCATAGCTGGCCACAGTAATAAACAATTTATCGGCGGCGGTCCTTTGTTTTTACACGCAGGAGATAAAGTATTAGTGTTTAGGCATACGTCTAGTCAAAACTTTGACGCTACACTTTCTGCTAGATTATATTTTACACCGGCTAAAAGGCTATAACAATGAGTACATTTATCAATCTAACTAATGAACTTCTGCGTAGATTAAATGAAGTTCAAATAGATGAGTCTAGCTTTGTTGCTGCAAAAAACGTGCAAGCATTAGCTAAAGATGCGATTAATTCTGCTATCCGAGAGACGCTCCAAGATGCTCAAGAATGGCCCTTTGCTTTAATAACATACGAACAAACCTTGGTTGCAGGTACAGGCACGTACGCTTTCCCCGCTGATTATTCAAAAGCAGATTGGGATAATTTTTATATTAAACAACTTACATCTGAAAGCAATACCCCTAGAAAGCTACAGTTAATTACTTATGCTGAATACCTATCTAAATATAGAAGCAATGAAGAAGTGAGCGGCGAAGGTGGCAGAAACGCCCCTGATTACGTTTACATGACGCAGGATACAAAGTTTGGTGTCACTCCTATTCCGAATGCAGCTTATGTAATCGAATATAGATATTGGAAATTTCCTGCTGACCTTGTATTAGCCGATGATGTATCAATAATACCTAATAGATTTAAACATGTAATCATTGATGGTGCTATGATGTATATGATGCTATTCCGTTCTAATGAGCAGAGCGCCAGTATGCATAGTACAAAATTTGAAGATGGCATAAAAATGATGCGTAGGTTAGTTGTTGACCAGCATCCGAATGTTATATCTACTGCGCTACAAAAATCTAGTAATAGCGTAAGTATTGATAGAAATTAACTATGACTGACAATGTACAAACTTTTGTCTCGATTTGTTCAGGGGGGCTTGTCACTAATGTTGACCCCCTAACTCAAAGCAACACTTTATCTGGAAGCGCCATACGTCTGATTAATATGGAGCCTGCACTTGAGGGTGGTTATAGACGTATAAGCGGTTATGAAAACTCTTACGGAACGTTACCTGGCACAGGTAAAGTGTTAGGTTTGGCAGTAAATGGTGAGATAAATCAAGGCATACTTGGTTGTAGAACACCTTCTTCAGGAAACAATTACCTACATTGGTATAACCACTACTATGATGTAGCGTTAGGGTCGGGTCAAGGGTCTGGTTTCACTGTAGGAGAAACACTTACAGGTGTAGTTAGTTCAGGTGACAGCACTGTTGTAGCAGCAACAGGTACGGTAATATCTAAAACTGCAAATGCTATTGTAGTAAACTTTGGCAGATTACCTGATAATACTTTTGCTACAGGTAATGTAATTACAGGTGGTACATCCACTGCAACAGGTACGGTAGCAAGTACTCCTACAGTTAAAGGCTGGCAAGCAGTGTCTACTGCAGGTAGTCCTACCATGACAGGAGTTGAAATTGTACGATTTGAGCGGTACAATTGGTCTGAAGAAATCCTGTTGTTAACAGATGGTGTTAATCCTGCTGCTAAGTATAACGGGACTACATACACACAGATTACACATACTAATGCACCTAATAATCCTAAGTTTTCTAGTGCTTTTTCAAATCACCTTTGGTTAGCTGGCGACCCTGACGAACCTTTTAATATTTATTTTTCTGCTCCTAATGCAGACACAGACTTTGACCCTGCAAGTGGAGCAGGTGTTATTAACATAGGCTTTACAATAACACAATTAAAGTCTTTTCGTAATCAACTATATGTATTTGGCCAGAACCAAATTAAACGTATTGTTGGGGATAACTACTCTAATTTTAGTGTAGAAAGTGTCACTAATGACTTGGGTTGTGTTGCACCAGATACTGTAGTTGAATTTGGTGGAGACATTATCTTTCTTGGTCCGGATGGCATTAGACCTATCTCAGGAACATCTAGGATTGGTGACGTTGAGCTTGAAACAGTATCCCGTGAAATACAAAAAACATTTGAAAATTATACAGCAAACGAAGATGTAACTAAACTAAAAGCTCTAGTAATTCGCAGAAAATCACAGTTTAGATTATTCTTTGAAGCTAACACCTCTTTATCTTTGTTAGCGGCTATACGTAAAAGTTCTTCAGCACAGTCTACATTTGAATATAGCCAGCTTGTGGGGATTGAAGCAACGGCAGTAGCTAGTGGGTACATAGGGCAGTTTGAGTTTGTGCTTCATGGAGATACTACTGGTAAAGTATTCAAACAAGAAGAAGGTAGTTCGTTTGGTGGAAGTGATATATTAAGCGTTTACCAAACTCCCTTTTACTTTATGCAAGACCCAGAATTACGCAAAGTATTTTATAGAGTTAAAACCTTTCTTAAATCAGAGGGTGAGGCGACAATAGCCGTAGGTATAGAATATAATTTTGGTGACGCAGAAATTTTTACACCTTCAAATTTTGAATTAACTACGGCAGGTGCGGCATCTTTCTTTGATGCAAGTTCAACTATTTATGATGATACAGCCATCTATGACGGAAACCCTACACCAATCCGTAGTACTAACATAAGCGGGTCAGGTGATTCTATTTCAGTATCTTATGTTACCAACAGCACAAGCCCCAGCCATACCATACAGGCTGTATCAATATTGTATGGAACAGGGGATAGGAGATAACAAGTGGCAGGATATACAAGACAATCTTCAGCAGATATTATTGCAACGGCTGTTGTACGTGCTAATCCGCTTAACGTAGAATACAATGCTCTTCGGGATGCCTTTAGCGCAAGCACAGGGCATAAGCACGATGGTACTACAGCAGAAGGTGCGTATGTACCTTTAATCGCTGATTCAGATGCACTAAACAAAGTAGCTATTGATACATCAAACAATCGGGTTGGTGTCTTTGTAGAGGTATCTAGTGCTGCTGTAGAACAGATACGTATTCAAGATGGAGCAATTGTTCCTGTTACTACTAATGATATTGATTTAGGCACATCTAGCCTACAGTTTAAAGATTTGTATCTTGATGGTACAGCCACAATAGACGTATTGCAAGTAGACACTAACTCTACTCTTACCGGAAATCTTACAGTAAATGGAAACACTACACTTGGAAATGCTGCAAGTGACACAGTTACAGTTACTGCAGATGTAGCCTCTCCTCTATTACCTTCTGCTGATGATACATACGACTTAGGCGCCGTAGGCTCTGAGTGGCGTAATCTGTATATTGACGGTACAGCTAATATTGATGCCCTAGTGGCCGGTACTGCAGATATTGATGGTGGTTCTATTGATGGGGTAACTATCGGCGGTAGCTCTGCTGGTGCTGGTACTTTTACCACATTAGCTGCTACAGGTACATCTACATTAACTACAGTAGACATTAATGGTGGTGCTATTGACGGTGCTATTATCGGTGCTAATTCGGCTGCTGCTATTACAGGCACAACAATCACTGGTACGTCTCTTGTTGGTCCAGTTACAGGTGATGTAACAGGCAACGCAGACACTGCAACAGCATTAGAAACAGCACGTACTATTGGCGGTGTATCTTTTGATGGTACTGCTAATATCAACCTTCCCGGTGTAAACACTTCAGGCAATCAGGACACTTCAGGTAATGCTGCTACAGCTACAGCATTAGAGACTGCTCGTACTATAGGTGGTGTTAGCTTTGATGGTACGGCTAACATAAGTCTTCCGGGCGTTAACACTGCAGGTAACCAGGACACATCTGGCAATGCTGCTAGTGCAACTGTATTAGAAACAGCTAGGTCAATCGCTGGTCAATCTTTTGACGGTAGCGCAAATATTACCATTGCTGCTACAGATTTATCTGACACTGACCAAAGTTTAGCTACAAGTGATAACGTACAGTTTGCTCAAGTAACCACCACTGGTAATGCTATTATTGGCGGTGACTTAACAGTAAATGGTACAACAACTACAGTCAACTCAAGCAACCTGACTGTGGCTGACCAGCTTATTGAAGTAGCGCATGGGCGCTCAGGTTCACCTTCTGGTGATGCAGGTATTGTTATTGAGCGTGGTAGCGATGACAATGCGTTTATTGGATTTGATGAAAGTGCTGATAAATTTAAAGTAGGTACTGGTACATTTACTGGGTCATCTACTGGAAACCTTAATATTACTACGGGTACACTTGTAGCTAACATTGAAGGTAATGTTACTGGTGCAGTTACTGGTAACGCAAGTACGGCTACTGCTTTAGCTAATGCACGTACAATTGCTGGTCAATCCTTTGATGGTACAGCTAATATTAGTATTGCACCTACTGACCTTACAGGTGTAAATGCTACTGCTACTGAAATAAACATTGTAGATGGTGACACATCAGCTACTGCTACTACTCTTGCAGATGCAGACAGGGTTGTAGTCAATGATGCTGGTACTATGAAGCAGGTAGCATTAACTGATTTTGAAACATACTTTGAAACATCTTTAGACACACTGAGTAACTTAACAACTGTAGGTGCAGTAAATAGCGGTAGCATTACAAGTGGTTTTGGTGCTATTGACAACGGTTCCAGTGCTATTACCACTACAGGTACAGTGACATTTGGTACATTATCAGATGGTACTGACAGTATAACAGATATTGTAAC